GCAGAGAACGCGATCCGCAAGAACGAGCCCAGCGGGATCAGCAAAGACGTTATGAGCAGCAACTAGCTGATCAACGCCGTGCTGCCTCTGAGGCACAAGCCAGGCAAGCTGAACAGTTTCGTATTGCTCAGGCTGATGCTGACCGCCGCTTCCAGCAGCAACAGCAGCAAGCAACACAAAGAGCTGCTGAACAGGAAGCACAAATGCAGGCTCAACGTAAAGCCCAAGAGGCTCAACTTGCAGCTCAACTAAAGGCACAGCAAGAGGCTGAAGCAAAAGCACGATTGGATGCTGAGAAGGCACGTAATCGTGGTCGCTCGATGGAAGCTGCCGAAGGCGGCACTGTGCAGCGTAACAAGCAAATGAAGAAATCTAAGAAGAAAGCACGTCTTGGCACTCGGCAATTGACTAACCCACTTACCGCACTGGGTATCAAGAACCTCGGTATTGGCAGTGGTACGTCTAGCAAGAGTGGCGGACTAGCAATTGGTCAAAATAAAGGATACTAATAATGGAAAAAACAGTAGCAGCCGAATACGCCAGGCTGTCAGCTAGCAGGACTCAGTTCCTGGATGACGCAAGAGATTGTGCCAAGTTAAGTGTCCCGTACCTGATGCCGCCTAGCGGCCACTCCAGTGGGAACAAATTACATACACCTTGGCAATCAGTCGGCGCACGCGGCGTAAACGTGATGAGTTCGCGCCTGATGTTGAGCTTGTTCCCTGTCAACGCAAAATTTTTCAAGTTGATGATTGCCGACGGGGCACTCTCTCAAGATCCAGATATTGATGCACAAGCAAGGTCGGAGATTGATCTTGTCTTGTCGAAGATGGAGCGAGTTGTAATGCAGGACGTGGCTGAGAAAGCTGATCGTGTTGCACTGCACCAGGCAATGAAGCACTTGGTTGTGTCTGGCAATGTCTTGGTGTTTATGGGTAAGAAGGGTCTGAAGATCTATCCTCTCGACCGCTATGTAGTCCGTAGAGATGGCGATGGTCAGGTAACTAAGATCATCACTGTGGAGGCTGTAGATGCTGACACGCTGCCTGATTACGAGCCTAAGAGCGGCGGGCTGCAACCTGCTAACCACGTTGGTGAGCCAGGTGGTGGTATCCCTGCTGATCTCAAGATCGACCCAAGTAGCAATGAGGTTGCTGTTTACACTTGCGTCAAACTTATCGACGGCCAGTGGAAGTGGTACCAGGAAGTTGATGGACAGATCCTAGAGGGATCGCAATCTTCTGCTCCTAAGACTGCTAATCCTTGGCTGGCATTGAGATTCAATAATTGCGACGGTGAAGACTACGGTCGCTCGCGAATCTCCGAGTACCGTGCTGACCTGCAGAGCCTTGATGCTCTTATGCAGAGCCTGGTAGAGGGAGCAGCAGCTAGTGCAAAAGTCGTCTTTACGATCTCACCTAGTGCTACCACTAAACCTAATCAACTGGCTCAAGCTGGCAATGGAGCGATTATCCAAGGCCGACCAGACGATGTGGGTGTGATCACTACAGGCAAACAGGGAGATTTCAAAACAGCGTTCGATATGGTTCAAACTTTGACCCAACGCTTAAGTGAAGCTTTCCTTGTCTTTACGCCTAGAGACAGTGACCGCACAACAGCCGAAGAAATCAGATTTACGCAACAGAGCCTCGACGAGATGTTGGGAGGAATTTACGCCTCTCTTACTACAGAACTACTCGAACCTTTTATCAACAGGAAGTTGCTAGTTCTTCAGCGTCAACGGATGCTGCCCCAGTTGCCCAAGATCAACGGCAAGCCTGCTGTCTTCCCGACAGTGGTGGCTGGCCTCGAAGGCGTGGGCCGTGGCCAAGACCGTGAAGCGTTGATGATGTTTATGCAAACGCTGTCGCAGACCCTTGGACCGGATGCGATGCTCGCCAATCTGAATCCAGATGAGGCAATCAAGCGCCTGGCAGCTAGTGCCGGAATTGATTATTTGGGCCTTGTCAAAACGCCTGAGCAGAAGCAGCAGGAAGCACAGCAACAACAGCAAGAGGCACAACAGCAGGCACTCCTGCAGCAAGCAGGACAGCTCGCCAAGTCGCCACTGGCTGACCCTGATAAAAACCCAGCACTTATGGAGCAAATGAATGGAAGAACCGAACAAGCCGACCCCGCCGAAGAAGCCATCCCCGAAGGCGAAATCTAAGCCGACAAGTAAATACGCACCCAAGCAAAAGATTCGACCAACTATCGCGGCTTCCCGTGTGGGCGGATCGACTCGTCGGGTTACTGCGACCAATCTTTCTAATATCAAAATCACTGTTCACTAATGGCCACCACAACATTTAATCCCCAAGACGAGGCTGCTGAAGCCTCGCGTGTAGAAGCTGAAAGGCGAGCGTTGCAAATTGGCGAAGAGCTGATTGCCAAGCAAGAGCAAGCAGCCGAAACAAAATTGGCTGAAGACCAGAAGGCCCTTGAAGACGAGACCAACTATGCAGGTAAATACAAGTCTGCTGAAGAGTTGGAAAGGGCTTATCTGGAGCTTCAGAAAAAGCTTGGGGAACGCACCGAGGACTCTGAAGAGAAACCCGCTGCTGAAGAGAAGCAGGAGGGCTCAGAAGAGGCCGAAACAGATCAGGAACCCAATGAGGCCTACCAGACCCTGGAGGCCGCTTCTAAGGAGTATGAGGAGGGTGGTGAGCTATCTGAAGACACCCTCGAAAAACTCTCCCAACTGGACAGCAAAGAGCTGATCGAGAACTGGGTTGAGTACGTCAACAGCTCTAAGCCTGAGCAGCCAGCAGGTGCCATTCCTCAAGAGGATGTGGACCGGATTATGGGCTCAGTTGGGGGCAACGATCAATATCAAACAATGGTGAGCTGGGCCAGTGAGGCACTAGCTCCTGACGAAATTGCTGCCTATGACGCGGTGGTTTCCAGTGGCAACCCCGATGCCATATATTGGGCAGTACAGGGACTCAGATCGAAATACGTCGAGTCCAACGGCTACGAGGGTAAGCAGGTATCCGGCTCAAGGGCACCACGTCCTGAACCTGGATTCCGTAGTCAGGCCGAATTGGCCAGGGCTATTTCTGATCCTCGATACCGCGACGATCCCGCTTACAGACTTGACGTGCAAGAAAAGCTCGGCAGGTCTGGGGATCTTATGTAAACGTCTTCGGAAAGGACGGTTGCGGAAGTCGGTGCTCTGGTGAGCTAGGGAGGGTTCGATTCCCTCCCATCGTATTAAGGAAGCTTCGGACCTTGTAAAAAACCAGCCCGATATATCTGGGCCTTGAAAGAGATACCCCAGTCGGTGTAATTACTCGACAACTGAATACTTTTTTAATTGAAGATCTTCAAAGCGCATATTCAACTTTTTAACTTTTAAATAATCATGAGTGACATGAATCTGACGAGCCCAGGCTCGTTGAATGGCGGTAGCGATACACGCGCACTGCTTTTGAAGTTGTTTACTGGAGAGGTGTATGAATCTTTCCGTAATAGCCTTATCGCTAAGCCTCTTGTTCTGAACCGTACACTTACTAACGGCAAAGAGGCTCAATTCATCCATACTGGCGCTATGTCGGCGTCTTTCCATACACCTGGCACCCCACTGCTGGGTAATAGCAACGATGCTCCTAAGCAAGCAGAAACTACTATTACCGTAGACCAGCTGTTGGTCAGTCAGGCCTTCGTATATGAACTCGATAGTGTACTTGCACACTACGATATTAGAGGCCCAATTGCTCGTCAAATCGGGCAAAGTTTGGCCGAACATTATGACCGTCGTATCTTCCGCGTTCTCGATCAAGCCGCTGAAGCTTCTGCTGCTGTAGATGACGAGCCAGGCGGTTTTACCGTCGCATTGGGTGCAGATAACGAGTACGATGCACAGGCCTTAGTTGATGGTTTCTTCGAGGCGGCTGCGCTGCTCGATGAGCGTTCAGCCCCCCGTGAAGGCCGCGTAGCTGTACTTAGCCCGCGTCAATATTACAGTTTGATTTCCTCTGTGGACACAAATATCCTTAACAGGGACATTGGAAACACACAGGGCAATCTGAACTCTGGCGATGGCCTGTTTGAAATTGCTGGTATCAAGATCCAGAAGTCTAACAACATTCCTTTCCTCGGAAAGTATGGTGTAGAGACTGGTACTGACATCGAAGATACCGATGACACCAACGAGAAGAATGACTACGGTGATGCCACCGACTTCGCAAACTCCTGTGGATTGATCTTCCACCGTGATGCTGCGGCTGCCGTTGAGGCAATTGGTCCTTCTGTGCAAACTTCTGGTGGAGATGTCTCCATCATGTATCAGGGCGACCTGATCGTGGGACGTTTGGCAATGGGCGCTGGCGCAGTCCGCGTCGCCGTTGCTGGTGCATTCCGCAACACTTGATTTTATGGGGGTCTTTTGGCCC